TTCAGGATCGCGTCCGCGGTAGTTAGGGTGGTGCCCTGAGTCACTGGCAAGATCCTCGACGGCAAGCGCCGTCATTCAGAGTTGGTGTTGAGAAACCAGCTTCTGAGTCGGATCTGCTTGCCTGATCAGATCGATTGCCTGAGTGACTCTAGTAGCTCAGCCGAAAATCTACATCGATTGGTCTTGACTTGCAACTCGGACTAGGCGGTGCCCTGTCCCTTAAGTGCTTGTCGGAATGCGGCCAGCGTATCCTGCATGTGGCCGTCTTTGGTCCATTTACCAGTACGCTGTGTGTGCTTGGTGGTGAGCTGAGTCGGCGGCGGCGCTGCCGTCTCGGTGGGCGCCACCTGTTTCTCGGCAGGCTTAGCAACCGGCAGTTTAGTTGCTTGCGTAGGCGCAGCAGTGCCTAGTAGCGGCTTACGCTTTTCGTAGTGCTTCTCGTTGTATGTCTTGAGAAAGTCATTAGCTTTTTTCGATGCTTCCTGCCAAGACAAATTTGTGCCGTCCTTCTCGGATGCGCGGCGAATGACATCGACCACGATCTTGCCCGGTTCATCTTCCGCATGCAGCCAGGGGTATTCCTTGGTGACGTCGATGCCGTCGACCTTACCGCCCGCAAACGCCCTGTTGAGTACCGTCGTGGCATTTGTCCACTGGCGCTCGGTTTCCTCCGCGGCAGCGCGCTCAGCTGCCTTGGCCTGCTCTTGCTCGGCCCGCTTGGCGGCGTCGGCTTCCTTCTTGGCTTGGAGCGTCTTGTATGTCTTCACGCTCCGCTTCGCGAGCGCGGCGTCAAGCTTAGTGCGGACAGCATCCGGCAGCGGTACGCCCATGACATCGGCCGACATCTGCGTGATGAAGTCGCCGGCCTCGAGCTTGAAATCCTCGTCGGACAGCTTCTCGCCGCGGAGATTTTCGAGCCACGAGCGAAATGCCTTGCTCGAGTTATCGACGTAATCCTCGAGGCCGACGGCGGGCAGCGACTCGGCGACCGGCTTCTCGCGCGCCGTCTTCTCGATCTCGGCGGCCTTAGCCTGCGCCTGCGCCAGCTCCTCCTTGGCCTGTTGCCGTAGGCGCAATATCTCGGGATCGAGCGATGGCGCCGGCGGCGCGACCTCGGTCGGCTTCTCGGGCTCGGCTGCCTTGGCCGGCGCAGCATCGGTGGCCTGCTCCTTGGCCTTTGCGAGCTCAGCGGCAGCGCCGAACTGCGAATCTTCACCGTCCTCGTGATCGGGGTTAACCGGGGGCGGCTCGGTCTTGGCCTTTAAGATCGCTTCAGCGAACATCTTGCGCGCCGACATCGAGCGAGCGGTTTTGCCGCCTAAGCTCTTGACCTGTAGATCGGTCGTTGATGTCGAGTCGATAACCGAATCCTTGACCGTCGGCCTCTCGCCGGCTCCTTCGGTTGGGGTGTCTGCGGCTTCACTGCCGGCATCGCCTTCGGGGAAATCTTCCTCAGCCATTTAATAACATCCTTGTTTTGGCCGCGTTCATGAGTGCGATCGCGGATTCCATGTCGTCAGCCGGCTGCGTCGCGTCGTGCTCGACGACCGGAAACCTCGGATGGCCGTGAAACGGCACGGCGTATGGCAAACACGCCCAACGATCGCGCGAGACATCGACCGCGTAGACGCGGCGAGCAGCGCAGCGGGGGCACGGATCGCCATGGGCCAGGGTGGAGACGTCGATCACGCCGCCATCCCCATCGGCGGCGTCCCTGGCGCTGGCGCTGGTCCAGGTCCAGGTCCTGGTCCAGCCGGAGCTGCGGGCGGACCACCAGGCAGCAGCGACGCCGCATTGGGCTGAGCGATGATGTTGTTAGCCTGTGCACCGGGCAGCGACGGCGACGCATTCGCGCCAGCGGTCGCAAGCTGCTGCAGCCGCTGCACGTCGTTTCGGAAGTCTCGAAAGCGCTGGACGATCTCGTCGCCAGCTTTCTCGGCCTTCGCAAACTCGAGCTCGCCGCGTGCAATCAGATCGGCCAGCGCGAGGTTCATTTCGGGATCTGGCGCGACGTCGATGTATGGCACCCTCGGATCAGCCAGGCCGCTCATGCACTCCTGAATACGACGGACCGGGCCGAGGTTGCTCCGGTTGAAGCGAGCGAGATCGGGCTCGTCGAACAGCTCAGCAGTCATGGACGGATCGGGGATGAGCCCAGCCTTGGCCGCCTGATTCACCTGCTCGAGCTTGCCGCCGCGCTCACCAATGATGAAGTTCTCGGGCTCGAGCGTCAGGTGGTAGTCGCCGCCATCGATATCGACGTCTGGCCATTCGTTGTCGCGAATCCACGCGGCTAGCTCGTCCTTTTTGATAAACGGCGCCTGTTCAGGGAACTTTTTCTCAACCTTGCCGTTGGCTTCATCGTGCATCATGCGCGCGAGATCGATATGCCCTCGGCCGATGGCTACCCGCCACTGCTGATACTTGGTCTCGACGTTGGCAAAGCGCTTGGACTTGATGTCCTGCATGGTCTCGAGCGCCTTGGCCGCCGGATCGGCTCCAAGCGGTGATGTCCCTCCGCTGGCCCACGTCGGAATCCCGCTGGTCTGATCCATCTGCTGAAGCATCTGGAATGCGATCGACCATGCCTGCTTGCTAACCGGATCTGGCGCGACGTACTGGACCGAATTAGGATCGCCATCGACCTCGATCACGGCAGGGTGGCGAGCTCTCAGGTGGTGCGGGTTAGCTCCCAGGTTGCGTGATTGAAAGATCTTGAGCTGACTGCCCTGGCGAATACCCTCGCGCGCATCCATCAGAATATCGTTGACCCATTGCTGTGCTGCCGCCTGCTCGACCACAAGTCCAGTACCGCGTCCCGTGCCACGCGTCGGAGGCGTCCAATAGAAGCACCGCAGCTGATCGTGCTGGCAGTACCAGGGCGCACGATTCAAACAACCGCCGCGGATCGCCAGGAGATACTGACCATCGTCGGCACCCGGTGCGCTTGGCGGGTGCCACGCCTCCGCCACTTCGATCATGTCGGCGAGGTTAGGGCCGGTATATGTGTATGTCATCCACGGGTCGATCCGCATGAATGGCAGCGCCGCGAGGATCTGCTTCTCACACCATGGGTACAACGCGAGCATCTTGTCCCGATTCTCGGGGCGGACATGTGCGCGCCACGTCGTCATGCCGTACAACGCCTCGCGATGGTCGTAGACAATCTCGTAGCTCGGCACGCGCTCGAACTGGGTATCGCCGCTGTAGCGACAAATCTTGCCCCATGCAGTGCCGCGGATTAGCGCATCGCGGATCACGTCCGGCTGGACGTTGTCCATGTCCCCGTCGCCCATCTTGCGACGGAGCACGCGGCTCTGCTCGCGAGCAAATCGCTTCTCCGTATAGGTGGCATCGTCTGCCGAGATCACCGGCATTGCACGGTTCTCGCAGAGATGGCTCGTGCCGGTGTCGACCAGTGACTTGATCTTGTTGATCGGATTCATGCCGGAGTGAAGTCCGATGTATCTGCCACCTTCGCCGATGCGACCACCTGCCGCGATCGGCGCGTCCGAATAGATAGCCTCGGCGATCAAATCGTTGATCGCATCGATGCTCCATGTCGAGCGCTGGCGATCGATCCACTGCCAGAGCGACCCCACCGCCTGCATGCCCGTCGGCTCAAGCCACCACTTAAGATACTTCTCTTTGTGGAGCCGGCCGTCGCGCTTGAACGAGACTTCCTCAACGGCATCGCCAGGCTTGCGCTTCTTGGCGCCACCTTTGATCGGATATGTCTTGCGTCTTGCCATGGGCATCCCTGCGGACCGCGGAGATGCCTGGCTGCGGTGTGGTCGATGTGTTCAGTACAACTTAGTCGATCTTTGCCTCGTCTGGCACTTCATCCGTCTTGCTCACCGGCTGGTCGAGCAGTGCCGCGCCGAACTCCTCGAACATCGTTTTACGAGCCTGCGGCTTGGTCTCAGCGGTGACCGCGCTGAGATCGCGCAGACCGTCCACGACCATGCCGCCGATCGAGATCGAGCTGCATGCGTATTTGTTCTTGCGCAGCCACAGAAGCGCATCCTTGAGCTGGCGATTTGGATCTCTAGCCATACGACCTCCAGCGCATCCGGCTGTCGCCGGCCATCTCTTCGGCCTCGTTCTCGAGCTCGAGTGCCTCACGGCGATAGCGCTCTGGCGATCCGGGCGGCGGCAGTTGCTCGGGCGGTTTCGAGCGAAACGCCCATGACGCGCGATGACTATAGAGACTCGCATCGCAGGCGTGGTTGTCCATTGTCGGATCCTCTACCTGCTTTCCGGATCCGGTGACCAACTTCGACCACTGCAACTGCATCATCTCTTCGGCGGTCTCGCCGCCTTCGCGAAACTTACATCTGCTGTTTGCGATGTCCGTGTTATAGACCGCCTGAAATGAATCTTTCTCGTGCTTCTGGGCGGGGATGATTGGAAGGTTGTATCGATCGACGAACACCTTGGACCACGCAACCGACGTGGCCAGACCTGGCCCGCTGGCGTCGATCACGACCTGACCCAATGGCAAAATCACGCGTATTTCCTTGATCGCGTTGAACTGCTGATCGCTGTCAAGCTCCGTCTTCTTCCAACTGAAGACCTCATAGAGATTTGGATCGTGACGATGCCAGGCCCAACAATGCAGCGCAAACGCATCACGAAACCCAAGATCGCCGCCTAGGGAAAAGAA